TCACTTATATCTATAATGACAAAATTACATCATGCAAAGTATAGGTTTGGATTCACTGGAACTTTAGATGGAACACAGACGCACAAGTGGGTCTTAGAGGGACTGTTTGGGCCTTCATATAAAGTAACTAAAACAGATGAATTAATAAAACAAGGACATCTGGCTCAATTAGATATTCAATGTTTAGTTCTTAAACATCCTCCACAAAAATTTGAAACTTATCAAGATGAAATTGAGTATTTAATTTCTCATGAACAAAGAAATACTTTTATAAAGAATTTGACATTGGACTTAAGGGGTAATACACTGGTATTATTTTCTAGGGTAGAAGCACACGGTCAGGTCTTATATGATTTAATAAATAATAATAAAGAAACTGATCGTAAAGTCTTTTTTGTTCACGGTGGTGTTGATACTGAAGAAAGAGAATTAATTAGGGAGATTACTGAAAATGAAAAGAATGCAGTTATTGTTGCTTCTTATGGTACTTTCAGTACTGGGATTAACATTAAACGCTTGCACAACGTCATCTTCGCTTCCCCTTCCAAATCTAGAATCAGAAATTTACAATCCATTGGCAGAGTCCTCAGAAAGGGACGGTTGAAAGAAAAGGCAATTCTATATGATATATCTGATGATTGTACTTATAAAACAAAAAGAAATTATACTTTAAACCATCTTATTGAAAGAATTAAAATTTATAACGAAGAAAATTTTAATTATGAGATAATCACAATACAATTAAAGAAGGAGAAAAAATGATTGAGGAAGATTTTTACGCAACCTTGAAATTTAAAAATGGTGAAGAAGTATTTGCAAAAGTAGCTGCTTCAGAAGAAGAAGATAGAACTATGCTTCTTGTTTCTAATCCCATTACTATATGTGAAGTTAAGCAAAGGGGTGGGATAGTTGGATATAAAGTAGAACCTTGGTTAAAAACTAGTAGCGAAGATATGTATGTTATCAATATGAATGATATTCTTACAATGAGTGAATCATCTGATGTTGAAATAATTATGGTATATCAATCTTTCGTCAGAGATTCAGCTGCTGATAAATGTGATCAAGCATCGATGAGTAGAAAAATGGGTTACTTAGGAAAGGTGGATGATACAAAAGAAATTCTAGAGAAGATCTATAAGAATAATAATACTAAGAGCTCCCCTGATCAACCCTAACAGAGTTATTCTACTTGGTTTTTAGAACTTGTCAAGTATGAGTAGAAGTGTTATACTATACATAATAGTGATAAAGACTTATGTTAAAACCAGGCACTATGGCAAAACGGAAAAGGTCGGAGCACTATGTTAATAATAAGGAGTTTCTTGCTGCTTTAATTAAGTATAGGGAAGATAAGGAGATTGCCGTATTACAGGACAAACCCAAGCCTCCTATTCCCAGGTATATTGGAGAATGTTTTTTAAAGATAGCAAATCATTTATCTTTCAAACCAAACTTTGTTAACTACATGTTCAAGGAGGACATGATCTCTGATGGAATCGAAAATTGCGTTCAGTACATACATAATTTTAATCCTGAGAAATCCCAAAATCCTTTTGCTTACTTTACGCAGATTATACATTATGCGTTTCTCCGCAGAATACAAAGAGAAAAACGTCAGTTAGAAATTAAGAATAAGATACTTGAAAGATCTGGTTATCAAGAAGTATTTGATGACAGCAATAGGATTGACGGGGACAATTATGCAGAGTATAATCAGATTAAAGATGCTGTGCACGCTAAGTTGCGTAATTGAATGGATGTAATTTCTGTTAAACATAATGCATCGATCATTGTGGGTGATTATCAATTTGCTGATAAAGTAAAGAGTGAAGTTCTTTCTTTGTTAAAGATATGCAATCCTATTCCTCAAGAGAATAGTAATGTGAAAGCATCTATTCATACTGAATGGGATTGGGAACCTGGTAATATTACGTTTAGGAATCTAAAAGAGTATATACGGGCAGAGATAGAAAGGTATTTCCAACCTGGTGCTATGTCTTGTGGAGCCAGACCATCTTTAGAATATGTAAATTTCTGGGCAAATGTTTATGAGAAAGGTGATTATGCTCAATCTCATTGCCACAAACCATATGATTTTAGTTTTGCCTATTTTGTAAAAGCAAAGTGGTATGATTCTCCTTTCGTTTTTACTCACGGTGGAAAAAGGGTTCGTCCTAAAGAAGGAAGGTATGTTATTTTTCCATCATATTTAAAACATCATGTTCCCAAACATAGATATAATGATCCTCGTATTACTTTATCTGGTAATTTATCAATAAAGAGATGAAGATAGCAATAATTACAGATCAGCATTTTGGTGCGAGAAAAAACTCTAAACTCTTTCATGATTATTTTTTAAAGTTTTATAATGATGTATTTTTTCCGACTCTTGAAGCAGAAGGTATTACTACCATTGTTGATATGGGCGATACCTTCGACAGCCGTAAAGGTATTGACTTTGCGGCTTTGTCCTGGGCAAAGAATAACTATTACGATAAATTAAAAGATTATACAATTCATACTGTTGTTGGTAATCATACAGCATATTATAAAAATACAAACGAAGTAAATTCCATAGATTTATTACTTCGTGAGTATGAGAATGTAAAAATATATTCTGAAGCAACAGAAATAAAATTAGGCAATCTTGGAGTTCTTTTAATTCCATGGATTAATCAGGAGAATGAAGAGCATACTATTAAATGTATTAAGAAAACAAAATGTTCAATTGTTATGGGACATTTAGAGCTTAATGGATTTGTGGTTACTCAACAAGTTATTATGGATCATGGTTTTGATGTGGAGTATTTTAAGAAGTTTGATAAAGTATATTCAGGACATTTTCATACACGTTCAAGCGTAGGAGATATTCATTACTTAGGAAATCCATATGAGATATATTGGAATGATTTTGATAGTATGAGAGGATTTCATATTTTTGATACGGAGACTTTAGAACATACTGAAGTCAATAATCCTCATCACTTATTCTATAAGATTTTTTATGAGGATACAAATTATCAGACTTTTGATGTTAGAGAATATGAAAATAAAATTGTAAAGGTTATTGTTCGTAAGAAAAGTAGCATTAAAAAGTTTGAGAAATTTATTGATAAGTTATATTCTTCAGGGGTAGCTGAACTTAAAATAGTGGAGAATTTTGATTTTGGTGGATGGTATGATAGTAAAGACTCTGAAGGATATGAATCTGAGGATACGATGTCTATTCTTAATAGATATATTGAGGAATCAGAAATAAATCTTGATAAATCTATTATTCAAAAAATGATGCAAGAAGTCTATCAAGAGGCCTGTGAGTTGGTATAAAGATGTTTATATTAACTGTTGCCGGTCAAGAAAGTGATGGAGCGTATTCGGTACAGGATGCTGAAGGAAATCGGATTCTTTATTTGTTTGAGGAAGAAGATGATGCGTCAAGGTATGCTATGATGTTAGAAGAAGATGATGATTATCCAGAAATGCATGTATTAGAGGTGGAAGATGAAGTGATGATAAAAACTTGTAAGATACATGGGTATAACTTTACGGTTATTACTCCTAATGACATTGTAATTCCTCCTAAGATAGAACATGATTTTATTTGAGAAGATATGTTGGAAAAACTTCTTAAGTACAGGAAATCAATATACTGAAGTTAATTTCACAGAAAATAATACTACTTTAATTGTCGGGGCTAATGGAACCGGTAAGAGTACGGTTTTGGATGCATTAACATTTAGTTTGTTTAATAAACCTTTTCGTAAGATTAGTAAACCACAATTAGCTAATAGTGTTAATGAGAAGGATTGTAAAGTTGAAGTAGAATTTTCTATTGGCCCAACTGAATGGAAAGTGGTTCGTGGCATAAGACCCAATCTTTTTGAGATTTGGAAAGATAATAAACTCCTTGACCAATTTGCTTCTGCTGTCGATCAGCAAAAATGGTTAGAGCAGAATGTTATAAAGATGAATTATAAATCTTTTACTCAGATTGTTATTCTGGGTTCTAGTACCTTTGTGCCATTTATGCAATTAACTGCTACGAATCGCAGAGAAGTTATTGAAGACTTATTGGATATAAAGATTTTTTCTTCAATGAATACTTTAATCAAAGAAAAGATTCGTGGAGTTAAGGAAGAAATTAAAGTCCTTTCTCTCAAGAAAGAATCTCTTAATGATAAAGTTAGGATGCAAGAGAATTTTATTGAGGAACTTGAGAATAGGAGTAAAGAGAATATAGAAGAAAAAAATAAGAAGAGCAGGCAGTTGGGGGATGAAGTCTGTGTATTAATGTTACAGAATGAACATACGGAGGATCAGGTATTTGGACTCACTGAAGAACAAGAGAAAGTAACAGGTGCTACTGAAAAACTCCGCACTCTGGGTGGATTGAAAGGTAAGATATCACAGAAGGTATCTACCATTACTAAAGAGCATAAGTTCTTTAGTGATAATGTAACATGTCCGACATGTACCCAACCAATCGAGGAGGACTTTAGAATAAATAAAATCGAAGACGCTCAAACTAAAGCAAAGGAGTTGCAATCTGGTTATAAAGAACTAGAGGAGGCAATTAAAAACGAAGAAGACCGAGAGCGTCACTTTATTACTTTATCTAAGGAGATTACTAAACTAACGCATGGCATTTCTAAAAACAATACTGAGATCACTGGGTGTCAACGACAAATCAGAGATCTGGAATCGGAAATTCAAACTATTACCGAACAACTTGCAAACAGAAATACTGAGCACGACAAGTTAGCAACCTTCAAAGACAATTTAACAACTACATACGACGAACTATCTTCACGGAAGGACACTATAAACTATTACGATTTTTCGTATAGTTTATTGAGAGACGGTGGAGTTAAATCTAAAATCATCAAGAAGTATCTACCGCTGATAAATCAGCAAGTAAACCGTTATCTACAGATGATGGACTTCTACATAAACTTTACACTTGATGAGGAGTTTAACGAAACTGTCCAGTCCCCTATCCATGAAGATTTTTCTTATGCTTCTTTTTCAGAAGGTGAAAAAATGCGGATCGATCTAGCACTCTTGTTTACATGGAGAGAAGTGGCTAGAATGAAGAATTCTGTTAATACTAATCTCCTTATAATGGATGAGGTATTTGATAGTTCATTGGATGGACTAGGGACAGATGATTTCCTTAAGATTATTCGTTTTGTAATTAAGGATAGTAATATCTTTGTTATTTCTCATAAGACAGGGATGGAAGATAAGTTTAATAGTAATATTAGATTTGAAAAACTTAAAGGATTTAGTAGGATGGTTGAGTAATGGGAACTTATAGGCATAAGGAGACTGGAAAAAGATTTCTTTTTGTTCATATTCCTAGAACGGGAGGAAGATTTATAGAAGTAAATCTTGAGAGGAATGGGTGGGAAATGGAACCCATAGATCAATATGGTATCCCTCATTACCAACATTCATTTATAGATGACTGTGAGATTGCACATTTCTATCGAGACTTATATGAGAAGCATTGTGATATAGAGGGCATTGAACAGATTGCGGTCATTAGAAATCCGGTTGATAGATTTATTTCAGCATCGACTTATTTGTTAACTCTTTACAATAAAGAAATCCAACAAAGAATGGAAGATTATGATGAATTTATTTCGGTCCTAGAAAATTTTCATAAAGATTTGGATATAGAGGCGATTAATTGGTGGAGACCTGAAATAGATTATGTTACAAATAAAACTCATTTATGGAAATTTGAAGATGGGTTGGGAGATGACTTTGGAAATTGGATGAGTGAAAAATTAGGAGTTCAATTTGACATAGATTCTAGTGCTCGGTATGTGGGGAATAAATATGAAGATCTTAAACTTGACAAAACAGATAAATTAGTTGAGAATATAAGAAAGTTATTCTCAGAAGATATTGAGAAACTTTACCCCGAATTAAATTAATGGCTACTTTTAAACATAAACCCACTGGAAAGAGATTTCTTTTTATTCATATCCCTAGAACTGGGGGAAGATATGTGGAAGCAAATTTTCTTAGACTTAATGATTTATGGTGGGATGATGATAGGGAAGCACTAGGTAAAGTCTCTGATAAAGGAGAGTACTTGGATATCATGTATAAAGCAGTAGAAGGAATAGAAGTTGGTCACTTCCATAAAGAATTGTATGAAAAGTATTTGGACTGTGAAGGTATACCACATTTTTCTATTGTTAGAAATCCTATTACTCGATTTATTTCTGCATCTCTTTACTTAAGAAGATTCTATGAACGTAAAAATGATATGGGTCCCA